TGTCCTTTTAGTACATGATGGCAAAAGGTGGTCCCGTCGGTGAAGATGAAGAGAAGGCGATCCTCGAAGCTCTGAAGGCGGGCCGATCCGTCCGAGACGTAGCCGACGAATTCGACAGAGCGACAGGGACCATATCTAACATAGCCGCACGAAATGAACTCGATTTGGGTGAACGTTCAGCAACGAAAAAGGCGGCTCTTATCAAGTCCTGTTACGCCGCCGAGGACAGGATCAAGCTGATAGGCGAGGCCCTGAACAAAGGCAGGGAGCTTCTGAAGAGCTGCGATAGTCCCCGCGATTTTCAATATCTGATGACCGGCTTTGCGATCGGCATCGATAAGCGGCGGCTGGAAGAGGCGACCGACCCATCGGCCCGGGGCGGGGAGATCCGGATCCTCTTCGAGAGGATGGGCGAGGAGGTGGAGGCTTGAGCTTCCAAGTCCCTGTGGGGAAGCAGAGGGACTTCTGTCTCGGCTCCGATGCGAGGGTCAATATCGCCCACGGGGCGGTGAGGTCTGCGAAGACCGTCGGGGCCAACGTCCGATGGCTCCGGGCCGTCCTGGAGGCGCCGGCGGGTGTCAACCTCCTCATGACGGGGAAGACCCTCACCTCCCTGGAGCGCAACGTCCTTCTCCCCATCTCCAGGCTTGTGGGGGCGGGCGACTTCGAATACCGGCGGTCCCTGAAGGTCGCCACCATCTACGGGCGGCATATCCTTTGCGAAGGGGCCAACGACGAGAGCGCCTATACCAAGATCGCCGGCCTCACCCTCGGCGGCGCCTACGTTGACGAGGGGAGCCTCTCCCCGGAGAGCTTCCTTAACATGCTGGTGAGCCGCCTCTCCGAGCCCGGAGCTCAACTCTTCCTCACCACGAACCCCGGCCCCCCCGCTCACTACCTCAAGAAGCGATGGATCGATCGAGAGGAGGAGCTGGACCTCAAAAGCTGGCATTTCACGCTCGAAGATAACCCCTGGCTGGATCCCGTTTACGTCGCCGAGCTCAAGCGCCAGTTTGGCCCCCCGTCCAGCCTCTTCTATCAGAGGTACGTTCTCGGTCTGTGGGTGATGGCCGAGGGGGCGGTCTATCGCAACTTCGACCGGGACCTTCACGTCGTCCCCTCCCTCCCCGACGAGAGGATGGAGGAGATGAGGGTCGCCGTCGATCCTGGGGCAACCCATCCGAGCGCGTTTTTGAAAGCTGTTAGGATCGGCGAGACGTGGTACGTCTTCGGCGAGTATCGGAAGGCCGACAAGTCCCCGGCTGAGGTATCGAAGGACCTTAAGAGGTTCCTCGACGGGATGCACCCCTCATCGATCGACGTCGACCCGGCGGCGAAGGCTCACCGGCTCCAGTTCATCGGCGACGGGATCGAGGGGGTCCAGCAGGCCGATAACGACGTCCTCAACGGCATCCAGCGGGTCATCTCGGCGTTCAATCAAGGATGGCTCAAGCTTGTGGGGCCGGCTACTCCCATGCTCCAGGAGGAGCTGGAGGGTTACAGATGGGATCCGAAGGCGACGGAACGGGGCGAGGACGCCCCCATTAAAGAGGGCGACGACCTCGTCGACGCCCTTCGATACCTGGTTAATAGGATCAGCAAGAGCCGCCGGCTTACTCCTCCGACGGCGAGACGAGAGAGGGGGAGGATCAGATCATGACTTCGACCGTACATACTGACTTAAGCTTCCTCGGACCGGGGCGAAAATGGCCCCCAACAGAGGATAAAGCGCGGCTGGACCGATACGCAACTAACCGCCTCCTCCTGGAGGGAGACCACGATCTCATCTTCACCAGCCTGAATGAGGACGACGCCCCCCGGATCGTCAAGATGAGAGTCAACTGGTTCAAGCGGATCATGACCCTCTTCTCCGACCTGGCTGTGGGGAATCCTCCGGCGATCAGAGCCGACGAGCCGCAGCAGCCCAACCTCGACCGGGTCGTCGAGGGTAACGCTTTCCACCTCACGGTCTACGACCTCTTCTCCGACCTCATAGCCTTCGGCGACGGGGTCATCAAGGTCCGATGGAACGGGGGCCGGGGAGTCATCTCCAGGATCGACCCTCGGCTCTGGTTCCCGGTCGTCGACCCCGACGACGTCGGGACCTTCACGGCTCACGTCCTGGCCTGGGAGATCGTCGAGGGCGACGAGAAGTACGTCAAGGCCGAGATCCACCTCGCCGGAGGGATAGAGCACCGTCTCCTCAAGCTCAACGCCGCCGGCGACGAGATCCTCGGAGCCGTCCCTCTCGCCACGATCGAGAGGTACTCGACCCTGAAGGACTCGGAGGAGACGGGCGTCCCCGGCTTCCTGGTGGTCCCCTTCTCCAACCTGAAGAGCGGCGACGGCGTCTTCGGGCTGGACGACTTCAAGGGCATCACCGACCTTGTGGAGGAGATCGAGCGGCGTCTCATCAAGATCTCCGTGACCCTGGACGTCTTTTCTGACCCCTGGATGGCGGGACCCCCGGGACTGAGGATCAAGGACCCTGTGACGGGCGAGGTGGTTTGGGCTTCCGACGAGAAGTACATCGCCCTTAACGAGGGCGAGTCCCCGCCCTCGATCCTCACGTGGGATGCTCAGATGGGGGCGACGTTCTCCCACATCGAGGAGGTCCTCGGCCAACTGTACGTGATGGCCGAGCTGTCGCCGGCGGCCTTCGGCGAGACGAAGTCCGGGCTCGCCGAGTCGGGATCCGCCCTCAAGAGGCTGATGCTCCCCACCCTGGCGAAGGTCAACCGGCTCCGGCTCCGGATCAAACCGGGGCTTCTCACCGTCCTGGAGACGACCGCCGAGCTCGAGAAGGCTTCCAGGATGCCGGGGGCGACGACCTTCGACAACCTCACTATCGAATGGAGGGAGAACCTCCCCACCGACCCCCTGGAGGCGGCGAAGGTGGAGGCGACGAGACGGGGAGCGAGAGCCACCTCGACGTGGGGGTCCCTATCCAGGCTCGACCCCGACGCCACCGAGAAGGACCTCGAGGCCGAGGAGGCGAGGATCAAGGAGGAGGAGGCCGTCCTCCCCCCCTAATTTATCACAAAAAGGACAAACCTTTAAATACTATACCAGTGAATATAGACAATAAGGCAAACGAAGGCCGCAAACTTCGGAGATTCGAAAATGTCCAGTGATGATGAAAAGAAGTTCACTCAGGCAGACGTGGACCGGATAGTCCAGGAACGGATAGCCCGTGAGAAGGCGAAATACGCCGACTATGACGAGATCAAGGCCGAAAATGAGGACCTGAAGGCCAAGATCGCCGAGAACGAATCCACAACCCTGGACACTCTGAAGCAGAAGGTCGTCACCGACCTCAAGCTCCCCCCCTCCCTGGCGGGACGTCTCCAGGGCTCGACTGAGGAGGAGCTGAAGGCCGACGGCGCCAAGCTGCTGAAAGAACTCGGTCCCCGTGAGCCTGTGGGTGGTGGGGGGCAACCTCCGGGCGACGTGAAGAAACCGTTAACCCGCGAGGCTGTCAAGAAGATGACCCCCGACCAAATCATCGCAAACATGGACCAGATCAAGGCCCAAATGAAAGAGGGCTCACTGAGGTAAGATAGATGGCAATAACGAATTTCATAGGCGAGGTTTGGGCGGCCCAAATCCTCCAGGCTCTCCAGAAGGCCCTGGTTTACGGACAGGCCGGAGTGATCAACCGGGACTACGAAGGCGACATCAAGGGGAAGGGCGACACGGTGAGGATCACCGCCCACGGCCCGATAACGATCGACAACTACGACAAGAGCACCGGCCTCTCCGATCCTGAGGAGCTGGACGACGCCTCCACCACCCTGGAGATCACTCAGGCCAAATCCTTCAACTTCCGGATCGAGGACGTCGACAAGGCGCAGATGAACGTGAAGCTGATGGAGAGCGCCACCAGAGACGCGGCCTATCGGCTCGCCGAGGTCGCCGACGAGTACATCGCAGGGATCATGGCCGCTCAGGCCGGCTCTGCTGTGGGGGCTGACGGGTCCGACAAGATCTTCGACGGAACGACCGACCTGGTGTCCGAGGAGCTCCTGGAGGTCAAACAGAAGCTCGATGAGGCCAATGTCCCCTTTGAGGGCCGATGGGTCATCATCCCGCCCTGGGTGACGAAGTGGCTTCTCCAGGAGGACGCCGTGAATCTCCCCACGTGGTCTGCTGTGGAGGGAGTGATGAAGAACGGTCAGATAGGCCGCCTTTACGGCTTCGACATCCTCCAGTCCAACAACGTACCGAACACGGCGGGCGACCACTACAAGGTCCTGGCTGGTGTCAGCAGGGCGACGACCTTCGCCGACTCTGTGAACGAGACCGAGGCTTACAGGCCTGACAAGTTCTTCGCCGACGCCCTCCGGGGCCTTCACTGCTACGGCGCGAAGGTCATCGATCCTGAATGTCTCTGCGTTCTGACTTGTGCTCCGAGCTGAGGTGGTGAAAAATGGCAACCAGATCCGAAATTACCGTAAACGAGCTTAACGGCGCATGGGCCGACAGAGCGGCACCCGACGCGATCGACAAGTCCAACCATCACTACATCGCCGCCGGGGCCAACTTCAAGAGGCTGCTGATCCTCGTCCACATCTCGGCGGGAACGGGAACCGGCGGCGCGGTGACTCTGAAGGCCGGAACCGCTCACCCTGCCTTTAGGCGAGGTCTCGGCGACCTTGTGAGAGGCGACGACGTGGTCGCCAACGATGAGTTCTGTATCGGACCCATTGAGACGGCTCGATACCTCCAGGCAGACGGAACGATCCACATCGACATAACCGACACGACCGGGACGAACATCGCCGGGACGATCGAGGCCTACGCTCTGCCTTGAAACATCACGCTGGTCAGCGTTAGCCATAGGGGGAAGCCTCAAAGGGCTTGTCACCTAGGCCCGTTCCCCTGGGCTTCCCCCACAAAACCACGAAGGGTACGATTCTATGACTGAATATGTCACTTCTGAAGAGATGGACGCCTACGCGGCCGACAGACCCGACTCATCGGCCTGGACCGGCGCCTCTGAGGCGGATCAAGAGGACGCCCTGAAATACTCCTCCTCCCTTGTGGACTCTCTTCTATTCGTGGGCCGGAAGTACGACACCGATCAGGCTCTCCAGTGGCCGAGACTGGTTAAGGTCCGGGGCGTCTGGAGGGTGGAGAGGGACGACGAAGGCGACGTCTGCATCCCTCAAGCGATCAAAGATGCAGTCTGCGAGGAGATCCTGGCGAGACTATCCCCCACAGATGGGGAGAGACACGCCCTCCAGGCCGACGGGGTCAAGTCCTTCAGGCTAGGCGACCTCTCCGAGACCTACGGCGACGATCTACGGGGAGGCGGGATCAAGGGGACCCCGCTCATATCCTGGACGGCTTACAGGCTGCTGGAGCCCTATCTGGCGAAGGGGGCGCGAGCGGGATGAGCCTGATCTCCGGCTACCTCAACCAGACCGCCAGATATTACGCTTCGGGCGAGTTCTACAACGGACCAGCTCTCGCAACCCTCCCCCTGGCCGTGATCGATCTCGGCGTGGATTTTCTAGTCAAGGTTGTGCGAAGCTGGAACTCCGGGGATAGATACGCCGATCTGGTGGGGACCCGCGACGGTAGCCCTGTGAGTGAGCGCCTATCCTTCTCCGGGATGTACGGGACTCTTGAAAAAATAAGCTCTAAATGGTTTGACACCCTGACGGCCGTCACCACGAATATGGGAGGGGACGCCGAGCAATACCTCCGAGTTGTGGGGGTCGACGGCGACGAGAACGAGCTGGGAGCATGGGTCGACTTCCCATGTAGATGGGAAGATAAGACGTCTCATTACCTGAAGGTAACCGACGATCACCACAGCCAGCTTATAGCCCTATCTGATGCGAAGGTGTTTTGCGAGATCCCTCTCGCCGATGGTCATCTCGTCCGGCGTGTCGTCGGTGGGGTCCCCGGAACCATTTATGAGGTTAAAAAGGTCCGACCTGCTGAAGGCCTCGAAGGGAACGAAGAGTATCGTCTATTGCTCCTGGGCGGCGTGGGGGAGTGAGTGACTCGCCAGACCCGGAAGATCGGGGACAAGTGGGCGAGGACGATCTCCGAGGCCTTCCTGAAGTGGCAGAGGGAGGTAGAGATCGACGGCCGAAAGAACATCCCGGCGACGACCTTCGACCCCTCTCCTTTCATCGAGGCCGCATTTTACGAGGGCGGCGAGGCTCAGCTCGAAGAGATCGGGAAGCTTGTGGGGATAGGCGTCAAATTCGATCTACGAAACCCTGAGACAGCGGCCTGGATCATGAAATATGGAGCGGCTGAGGTTAAGTACATCGACGAGACGGCGAAGGCTACTATCAGAGATATCGTCCTCCGGGGCCAGACTGAGGGCCTAACCCCCACAGCTCAGGCGAAGCTGATCAAAGACCATATCGGACTCCTCCCCCGCCAGCTCCGAGCCCTGGAGACCTTCGAGGAGGGGCTTGTGGGGATGAATGAAGCCGCGAAAGCGAAGGCGGTCGAGAAGTACCGCAATAGACTTCTGAGACAGAGAGCGATGACCATATCGCTTACTGAAGGCCACAAGGCAGCCAACGAGGGTTATCGAGCGGCCAACAGGGACGCCGTGAAGCGCGGGATCCTGGACCCCGACGAATGGGAAAGAGAATGGCTCGGGACACCCGACGGCCGGATGTGCCCTATCTGCGCGGGGCTTGTGGGCGCGAGGGCGGATCTTCCCGACGGTCAGTTTGATAGAGGGGGAGGAGGCGGGCCAATTAAACACCCGAAATGCCGGTGTTGCGAGATTCTGGTCCGGAAGGTCGCATAACTGGTCATCAACACCGCAACAATTCTATTCTCACCATTTTATAAGCACCGTTTCGACCTGTAAAACCTCCTCTTTGTGGGTGAAATCAGCATCCATCGGGCTGTCTTATGTAAGCTGTCTTATGTAAGGAATCTATATATACCATCCCTTACATAAGACAACCCATGGACGCGGTTAAGGACCCCACAACGGGGAGGTTGTACAAACAAGAGATCTCCCTCTGTGGGAAGGAGCGGTGCAAGAAGTGCGAGCGAGGTGATGGACACGGCCCCTATTGGTATGCCTACTGGTGGGAGGGGGGGAAGACCCGGAAAAAGTACATCGGGAAGACCCTTCCGGCGAGCCTTACACAAGACAACTTACAAAAGACAGAAGTCCTTACACAAGACAGCGAAGAGTCTTATGTAAGACCCTTACCTAAGACAGATACCTTACATAAGACAACGGGCCTTACACAAGACAAAGCCTTACCTAAGACAGCAGGGAAAGGGGCCTTACCTAAGACAGACGAGGGGGTCGTCGAGAGAGCCCTGGAGGTGATCCGGGACTTCCACAGCAGAGGGGTGGAGCCGAGCGTCTCCCAAGTCGCCGAGGTTGTGGGGGGCCATCCTAAGCATTTGGGCCGGTGGCTGAAGGCTGAGGGGCTGGAGGCTCAGAACGTTCGGAGGGGCGGGACCAGGGCGAGGAGGTACACCCTCGATCTGAAGGAGAAGATCGAGGAGCTTCTAAAATAGACGCGAAGCCGAAACATTTTTCGTCTATAAGGACTGTCATTTTTCCAGGAGAGGAGACCAAAATGAGGGATCGACTGAAACAACTGGCGGTATTATCTGCGATATTGGCTATAGTCGGGTGCGGGTGTTTGGGCGGAAGTCTTCCTAACAACCCCCCGGCGTATGTAGAATCAGTATACGCAACTGAGGCTGGAGCGAACGGGATATCCATCTACTATATCCTGGCCGACGCCAACGGCCAGATGACGACCTCAGACGGGACAGCCAAAGTGGTCGTCGAGAACAACGATATCCGATGGACTCTAAATTACAACGTGACGAAAAGCGACTTCCAGAAGGCCAAAGTCGGTCGTGGAGCCTTCGAGCACGAGGTCATTCTCCACAACCTTGGCCGGAAACAACTTGATCGGGATCTATCCGGGGCTGCGACGGTGGAGCTAACGTTCACCACGCCCGATGGAAAAGAGATGACGGGGAAGACGACGGCTTATTACTGATGTATGGTGGGGCGCGAGCGCCCATGCCCCACCATACCTATTAGTTTATATATTTTAAATTTAATCTACGATCATGAGCAAATTCGATCTCGGAAAATACCAAATCGAGATTAGCGATCGATACGAATCTGAAGAGATTTCGTGGAATGGAAATACCTGCATCGAAGTGAAACCAAAAAACAATCCAGGCTATATCGCACGAATCTTCTTTGGAGTAATGCCAGGAAAAGAAACTCCTAAAAGAGAATTATGTAGTAGTCACGACACGTGGTGGACGGCGTTGTGCGAAGAGTGGCTCCCGGGAGATGGCATGGGCACCATCTGTGGAACAAGGCCAGATTCAAAGTATGAACATAGGGACGGTTGGTACGATATAATCAAAAGTCGTGTTAATAGCCCCACAACAGTCAGAAGAATAGCCCGTCAACTCGACGGAAAGGATATGCTCAACTTTACCATTAGAGCTGACACGAATGACAGTGATGAGCATGAATTCGTTGAAGACTTGGCCGACACGACGAAAGCTGTAATTACTGGCCGATCCTGGAGCTGATCAGTGACCAATATTTCATATTGTCACCACTGATCAACTTTTTCACTTGTTTTACAACCATCAAAACCAGACGAGTTTACTCGATCGCATCCTTCCCCACAGAGACTATGGGAATGTGGATATCTCGTCGCGTAGAAGGATGGGGTTTGAGTTCTTTTTTGGGCTCATCCGAGGGGGTCGGCCCGGAGCAGTGGCGACTGATAGCGATTTCTGAGGCGAGATTTTGGCTCCTGGTCTGTGGGGATTTGTGGGGAGTGCAAAGCTTATGCAAAGCATAACCGTCGAAATATACGGCTCCGCTAATCGGGCCGATAGGTTTATATTCGATGTAATGATAAGTAATTCCCATGCAGGCGAAGGAACGAAACGTACAGGTTAGAATGCCCGTCGAATTGTACGACAGGATAAAGAAGGAAGCAGATAAGAAGAACACAAGCGTGGCGGCCACCATCCGATATCTATCGAGGCTGGGGTTCGAGGTCGAGGACAGACTGACCGAATACGCGGCGTACGCCGACACCGTCAGGGAACACCTGGAAGTTTGGCACGACCTGCCTGAAGTTGATAAAGTAAGGATTAAGGCCGAACTGGACGCATACACGACGGTCCGCATGTTAGCAGAGAATGCTCAGAATCGCGAGGACAAGGATTTGGATGAATAGGGCGACCTCTCCCCCAGGGGCGGGGGCGAACTTTAATTATTATTTTAGGCCATATCGGCCGAAGGGTATATAACTTTCGGGCTCAGAATATGTATGCGGGTCGAGAACCTCCGAATTCTCAGACCTAGGAGACAGAAAATGTCAAAGTATGATGGCATCCCACAAAGGGATAAAACACTGTCCATACATTTGCAACCAGAAGAAAAAGCAATGTATGCGGCAACGGCAGACCGACTAGGTGTACCAACATCGGCTTTTGGTAGACTCTTACTGAGAACTGGCTATAAAGCGATAGCCAGAGACCCAACTCTATTAACCGAGGTCATGGTATGAATGTTAAGAAGAGTTTTGGGTGGTGGCTCCGAACCACCACCGCCGCCGACTATTCACGCGTCACTATTCCCAAGAACCGCCTAGGAGACATTTGGGGCCGAGAACTTAGGATCAGTGATCTAGATGAATTCTAGGTATTCTACCCATAAATACCTATCCGTACCTCAATCAGAGGAAGGATTTAACTTCGCGAATCTTAACCCCCCCGGGGAGGGGTCGAGATGAACGCCCCCACAGTCGAAGAATTAACCCGGTTCATCAGGTTCCTAGGTCATGAACGGTTTGCCATCAAGTCGGTGAAGACGGGCGAGAAGGGCGCGCAGGAAGCTCATTTCGACCTCATCAACGCAAACCGGGCCGTCGACTACATCAAGCTGAGGAACGGGAAGCGGCAATTGTGGGTGAACGTCAACCGCCTCAAGAGAGACTCAAAAAAGTTCCACGACTTCGACGACGTCGAAGCCGTCACCAACATTTTTATCGACGTCGACGCGAAAAAACCAGATGATAAGAAGGACTTCGCGGCCACCGAAAGGGAGCGCGGGTTTGCGCTGGCGCAGCTCCCCACAGTCCAGGGATGGTTATCGACGAAGGGCCTCAAGCCGGGGCTCGGCTTCAAGTCCGGGAACGGGGCGGGGCTGCTGCTGCCTATCCCCCCCACCCCACCGACACCGGAGTTCATAGCGAAGGTGGCGGCCTTCCTGAAGGTGGTCAGAAGGGAAGCCAACGTCGACGTCGACACGACGACCTTTGATCCCCCAAGAGTCTGTGGGGTCCTAGGGACCTGGAACTCGAAGTTTGAAGACGAGGAAGAGGGGCGGAAGAACCACCTCAGGGAAGCTATCGGCGAGATCCCACAACGGGATGAGGATGAGAAGCTCCTGGAGTTCATCGAAGGGCTGACGCCAGACCCCGACGCCCTGAAGACCTGGGCGGAGAAGTTCAACCAGCCCCCCGCAACTGAGGAAGCCGAGCCGGAGCCGTCGGAGGACGCTGGCGAGATCGACGTCGACTTCGTGAAGGAGAAGCTCGACACCCTTTTAGAGGCTGATCCGACCCTCCAGAGCCTTCTGGACTGGACCGACGAGGCGAAGGAACGGCACGACGGGGACCGATCGGACGCCGAGTTCGGGCTTGTGGGGAAGCTCGCCATCGCCGGATTCACTGACCCCCAAATCAACTGGATCATGGCCTACATCTCGAAGATCGGGAAGTGGGTCGAGGAGGGAGAGCACTATCAGAGGCTCACCCTCCGGAAGATCCGGGCCAACGATGCAAAGGAGGCTGCCGAGAAGGAAGAGGAGGAAGAGATCAAAACTCCTCCGCCGGAGCCGATCGCCGAGGACATAGTCGCCGAGGCGAGAAATATCCTCGAATTTAAAGACCCCATCGAGTACACCTTGGACGTCTTCAACTCTCTACACGTGGGGGATAGATCGGCGGGGGGCATAATGTACTGCTGTTACCTCACCCCCCAAATCGAGACGAGCCGGGGAGCTCACCCGAAGCTGACAGGGAAGAGCGGGGGCGGTAAAAGTGATATGGCGGCGGCTACTCTTCACACCCTCCCATCAGAGGCCTACCATAAGACGGGGCTCTCCCCGAAAGCTCTCTTTTATCACCCGATCCAGAGAGGGACCATAGTATTCTGTGACGACTATAAGCAGAACGACGACACCGACGCCGTCATCAAGCAGACCTCTTCAGAGTTCCATGAGCACTACTATCATAGAACCGTCCTTAAAGGGAAGCCAGCGGTTCTATCCGTCCCCCCGGAGATCGTATGGATGATAACGTCGGTGGACTCCGACCAGGATCTTCAGTGTCTTAACAGAGCCGTCCCCATCGACGTAGACGAGACCCCGGAGCAGGATAAGAGGGTCGCCGATCACATCCTCACCCTCGCCGCAGAGGGTGAGATAGCTCGACCTGTGACGCGGGAAGTTATGATCTGTCGGGCCATGTTTCGGATTTTGAAGTCCAAGAGGTACAAGGTTAAGGTTCCCTTTGCGGTGGATATCATCTGGAACGACGCCGGAAACCGTCGGAACCTTCCGCTATTCCTGGACATCCTCCAGGCCGTCACCTTCTGGAGGCGGTTCCAGAGGGACGTAGACGAGGAAGGGCGACTCATCGCCACCGTCAAAGACTTCGATACGGCAAAGGCTCTGTACGTGGGGGACGGGCGGGGCGAATCCTTCAAGACGAAGCTCACCAGCGCCGAGAGAACGCTCGCAAAACTGATCGTCGCCGAGGGCGGAAGGCTGGAGCAATCAGAAGCGGCCATCTTAATGGGAGTGAGCGGGGGGCGGATAACTCAGCTGGTCCAGGGGAAGGACTCCAAAAAAGAGGGCGGGCTCCTGTACAAGGTCCCAGGATTCGCGAGAATATCTGAGAAGATTGATCGAGGTTCGGGGCGGTCCCAGGCGATCAATGTACTCTACTTGAACGAATTCGACACCTGGAAGGACTCCGAGGCTGTGGTAATCCTAAGAAACCGTGAGAAATGGGAGTGATCCTCCCGTCTTTACCTTTTTACCCTGACTTTACCCTAACTTTACCTTATAAAAACCGTTACCTATTGACACTACTTTACCCTTTTTACCTTATATTATTATGAGAAGGGGTATAGTGGAGACTATTATCATCTGTTGTGGGGTCTCCCCCACCCCCTCCCCTCCCCCACCCCCTCCCCT